GCTCTCGCGCACTACTGCGCATCGTATGACCTCTGGTGCCGCGTGCAGGAGCAGCTCAACAGCACGTCTGTCCTGTCCGCCGGGCAGGGCGGGGTGCTGGTGCCGAATCCCCTGGTGCGAATGGCGCGCGACGCCGCGAAACAGTGTCTCGATTTCGCCCGCGAGTTCGGGCTGACGCCGTGTGCACGCGCGAGGCTGGCAGGGGGTGTGAGTGGTGGCGGCAACAGCCGAGACCTTGAAGACGTCGAAGAAGCAGAGTATTTTGACACTTAGCGTCCCTCCGGATCTCAACGACGCAGACGAGCCGGACCTGTACTACTACGACCAGCAGGCCGCTGATCGCATCGTCAACTACTTCTCCCGCTACATGACCCACGTAAAGGGCGCGCTCAGGGGCCAGCCGTTCGATCTCCTGCCATGGGAAGAGAACCTCGTCCGCCGATTGTTCGGCTGGAAGAAGAAGGCCGACGGTCTGCGCCGCTACCGAATGGCCTACGTCGAGGTCACGGCCGGGTCCGGCAAGACAACGCTGGCCGCAGGCATCGGGCTGTATCTGACTGGCAGCGATGGAGAGGGCGGGCCCGAGGTCTACTGCGCAGCGTGCAACCGCGAGCAGGCCGCCCGCGTGCACGATATCGCGTGCGCAATGGTGGACAACCGCCGAGCGCTCAAGAAGCGCTTCCGCGTGTTCAAGCGCGGGTTGATCGAGTGCCCGGCGAACATGGGCATCTTCCGCGTGCTGTCCGCCGACGTGAAGTCGAAGCACGGGGCAGATGCCCACGGGATCATCTTCGACGAGCTCCACGCCCAGCCGAACGATGAGATGTGGAACACGCTCCTCTCCCGCGTCCGCTCCCGCAAGCAGCCGCTCGTGTCCGCCATCACGACCGCCGGGTTCGACAAGGAAAGCATCTGCTGGAAGCAGCACGAGTACGCGCTGAAGGTCGCCGACCCAGACGACCCGACCAGCGACGACACCTTCCTCGGCGTCATCATCGGGGCCGGAGAGGAGGAGGACTGGAAAGACCGCCGCGTCTGGGCGCGCGTCAACCCGAGCTATCCACACACGCCGACCGAGACGTTCCTCGAGACCGAGTTCAAGCGGGCGGTTGCCATGCCCAGCTACGAGAACACCTTCCGCCGCTTCTACTTGAATCAGTGGACCGAGCAAGAGTTCCGCTGGATGCCGATGGATGAGTGGAACGCATGCGCCGGATCCATCGACTTCAAGAAGCTCCGCGCTCGTCCGTGCTGGGGAGGGCTCGACCTGTCGGAGTCCAAGGACCTAACGGCGTTCTCGCTCATCTGGCCGCCAGAGGGCAAGGACAGGCTCTTCAGTTGTACGTCCTACTTCTGGGTCCCCGAGGACCGGATCGAGAAGCGCAGCAAGCAGGACCGCGTGCCGTACGATAGGTGGGTCCGCGAGGGATGGCTGCGCGTGTGCCCCGGCCGCACCATCGACTACATGCAGGTGATCCAGGAGATCGGCCTACTGGCAGACGAGTTCTCTCTCTGCTCCATCGCGTACGACAGATGGGGGACGAAGCTGGTCGTGCAACTCCTCGCGGAAGAGGGGCTGAACATGGTGAGCTGGGGCCAGGGGTTCGCCTCACAAAACGGTCCCATGCGCGAGCTTGAACGGCTGGTGCTGGACCGGCGGATCGCCCATGGCGGGCACCCGATCCTATCGTGGAACATCCGCAACCTAGTGTGCAGGCAGGACCCGGCCGGAAACATCAAGCCGGACAAGTCAAAGTCGACAGAACGCATCGACGGAGCCGTTGCACTCATCAATGCAATTGGAGCCATGAATAGCGAATGGGGGCCTGGGCAATAATTCCCTGTCCAACTGCTACGCGGCACTGCTAACAGTCACGCATCGCGGCCGTGGCTGGGGGGCCGAAAGTCGCGTAAGTCCGGCGCGGGGCGCCGGCGGTGGCGGAAGGGTTGCCCAGCATGTCGATCGCGCGCCGCATTGGCGACGCAGCTCGCGGCTTGTTCAAGCGCGAGGTGTCGCTAACCACAGAAGAAATGCGCCGCTACGGCTACGCCCTGGCCGACACCTGGACTTCCGAGCCCGTCACCACCGAAACCGCCCTCAAGGTCAGCGTCTACCGCTCGGCCATCCTCATCATCTCCCAGACCATTGCGCAGTGCACGTGCATCGCCTACGCCCGCGAGAGCGACCAGAGCCGCCGCCGCGCGTACGAGCACTGGATGTACCCGCTGCTGCACGACGTGTGGAACCCGGACGTCAAGGGCTCCAGCGGGACGGCGCATACCGGCTTCCAGACGCTCGCGGCGCACCTGGCAACGCGCGGCAACGGGTACATCCTGACCGTGCGCAACGGGATGGGTGTCCCGCTCAAGATGGGCCTTGTACATCCAGACCGCGTGCGCAAGTACGCCGAAGATGGCACCGGCCGCCCGCTCTTCGAAATCACCCCGCAGGGCGGCGGGCCTAAGCAGACGCTCACCGAAGAGCACGTCTGCCACGTCATGGCGTTCTCGCTGGACGGCTGGATGGGCCGCGACCCGCTGGCAGACATGCGCGAGGTTGTAGGCTTCGGCCTCTCCACGGCGCGGCATGGCGCGGAAGTGCTAAAGAACGCGGTAGTTCCAATCGGCATCTTCGAGTCCGAGGTCGGCACGCGCGGCCGGCAGATGAAGGCGTTTCGGCGCAAGCTGAAGAAGTGGGCGTCTGCGGACCGCAAGGGCGAGCCGCTGATCCTCGAGCCGGGGCTGAAGTTCAAGCAGCTCCAGCTAACGCCCGAGAATCTCCAGCTCCTCGCCACGCGCGAGTTTTCCGTGCTCGACATTGCACGCGCCTTCCGCATCCCGCCGCACATGCTCGGGATCATGGACCGAGCGATCAAGGCGAACATCGAACAGCAGAGCATCGACTTTGTTCGCTACTGCATGCTGCCATGGTTCAAGACCATCGAGGCCGCGCTCAACTCCTACTTCTTCGGCCAGGACGCTGGCGGCAAGTACTACTGTGAGTTCCTCGTAGAAGAGCTTATGCGCGGCGACACCGTTAGCCAGAACGTGGCGCTTGAGACGGAGCTGCGCAACGGAGCGCTGACGCCAGACGAGTGGCGCGCCATGCGCAACCGCCCGCCTGCGCCCGATGGCAAGGGCAACATTCACATTGTGCCGGCAAACATGACCACGCTCGACAAGGTCGGAGAAGTACAAGCGACGGTTGGCGGCGAGGGCGGCAGACAGCGCAGCGCGGCCGAGCATCTCGTTGAGCTCATGGCGCAGCAGGCGCTCGATGAGTCTGGCGACGACGACGACGAAGAAGACGATGACGGGACCCGGACCGCGACGCGAGGCAACGGAAACCGCCGTCCGGGGCTTGGCTACGGCGAGGGTCCCGACTTTTCACGGAGGCAGTGATGTTTCTCTATGCCCCGATCCAGGACATGAAGGTTGAACGCGCTGAAGGCGGAGCGTACACGCGGTCGGTTGGAACGTGCGTCGTGTACGGCGCGCGGTCGGTTGACATGGGCGGGTGGCACGAGGAGATCGTTGTCGGCGCGTTCGACAAGTCGATTGAGCGCGACGACATTCGCCACCTGAAGAACCACGACGGCAACCTGCTGCTCGGCCGCACGAAGTCCAAGACGCTGCTGCTCACGAGCGATGCGTCCGGTGTGCACTTCGACAACGCACTTCCGGCGACAACGTACGCGCAGGACCTCGCGGTGAGCATGGATCGCGGCGACATCAATCAATGCTCGTTCGCCTACTTCACAGACGATGCGCAGTGGGACACACAGAACAGCAAGCCGCTGCGCCGCGTCGCAAAGGGGCGTCTCGTGGACACGTCCATCGTGACGTACCCAGCATTCCCGCAGACGAAGGCCAAGCTCCGCAGCGCGTATTCAGACGCAGACGAGGTGGACGACACGCTTGCGCTGCTGACTGAGCTGATCGCCCGCGAATCGAAAGCAATGCCCGAGGCTGTCAATCGGGCCTTGTGTGAAAGAGCTGCGGCCCTCGCAGAGGCCGCGAAGGCGCTCAGGCTGAAGGACCTCCCGCCCGACGTTCCGCCGTTCTCGGCGGAAGCTGCACAGCGGAGAGAGGAGCGGCTGCGAGCAATGGAGTCCATTCTGGGAGGGTTGAAGTGATGCTGCAAGAACTGCTGATCGAGCGCGCGAAGCTCGTGGCCGAGTGCCGTGCACTCCACGACAAGGCGCTGTCGGAGAAGCGCGACATGAACGCCGACGAGACGGCGACCTACGAGAAGTCGTGGACGCGCGTCGAAGAGATCGGCAAGCTCGCCGAGCGCGACGAGCGGATCAAGGCCGCCCAGCGAGCGGGCAACACGCCCGCCCCGGGCCAGCCGCGCATGGCTGATCTTGGCGAGAAGGGCGGGAAGCCGTACAACGGCGAGAGGCGCATGGCCGGTCCGAAGCAGAAGGTCCCGGTCCCGTGCGACGATTTCGACACGGACGGCTACAACGCCGCGTTCCGGTCGTACCTGTCCTGCGGTCGCGCCGAGACTCCGACGGAGGAGCTCGCGATCCTCCAGGGCGGGAGCAAGCGTGCGCTCGCCATGGGCATCGACACGCAGGGCGGGTACCTCGCCCCGCGCGAGTTCTCGGCTTCGCTGATCCAGGCGCTCGACGACGCGCTGTTCATCCGCAACCTCTGCACGAAGCTCACCGTCACGAGCGGCCAGTCCCTCGGCTGCCCGAGTCTCGACAACGACCCGGCCGACGCCACCTGGACCTCCGAGCTGGGCACCGGCTCCGAGGACTCGACCATGTCCTTCGGCGGCCGCGAACTGACCCCGCACCCGCTGGCTCGGCGCATCAAGGTCTCGAAGACCCTGCTCCGTCAGGCGGTCATGGACGTGGATGGCATCGTGCGCGAGCGCATGCTGCACAAGCTGGCCGTACCGATGGAGAACGGCTACCTCAACGGATCCGGTGCGCAGCAGCCGCTCGGCGTGTTCACCGCGTCCGACATGGGCGTCTCGACGAGCCGCGACGTCTCGACGGACAACACGTCCACGGGCGTCACGGCCGACGGGATCAAGGAGGCCAAGTACACGCTCAAGTCGCAGTACTGGCCCGGTGCCGGGTGGATCTTCCACCGCGAGGGCGTGAAGCGCATCGCTAAGCTGAAGGACGGCAACGGCCAATACATGTGGCAGCCGTCCATCGTGGCCGGCGACCCAGCGACGCTGGAGGGCTTCCCTGTCTACGCCAGCGAGTACGCGCCCAACACGTGGACCTCGGGCCTGTACGTCGGGATCCTGGGCAACTTCAAGTACTACTGGATCGCCGACTCGCTCGGCATGTCGATCCAAGCGCTCTTCGAGCTGTACGCCGAGACGAACCAGGTCGGCTACATCACCCGCGCCGAGTCCGACGGAATGCCCGTCCTCGAGGAAGCGTTCGTTCGCGTGAAGCTCGGCAGCTAACCAGGGCACGCGCGCCCGTTGAACACGGAGGACTGATACATTATGAACTTCCTTACCAGCCATCAGATCAAGGACTGCCTTGACTACGCGTCTGGAACGGCTGACCGCACAGGAGACATCATCGACACCGCAGGATACGAGGGTGTCGTCTTCCTGGTGAAGGTCGCTGCGGTCGAGGCGAGCGGTACCAACTCCATCAAGGTCCAGCAGAACACCGCGAACAGCACGAGCGGGATGGCCGACCTCGAAGGAACGTCGATCTCGATTGCCGACGACGACGACAATCAGATTTTCGCGATCGAGATCGTGAAGCCGCTGGAGCGCTACCTGCGGCTGTACGTGGACAAGGACACGTCGCACGCCTGCGCTGAGTCGGCGGTGGCGATCCTGTACGGGGCCAAGGAGCTCCCGACCGACAACAACGTCGACGACACCGTGACGAGCGAGATCCATCACTCGCCCGCCGAGGGCACCGCGTAACCGGATCCCCTAGGGGTGGTGGGGTGGAGTGCGCCGGGCCGGTCGCTATGCGCGGCTGGCCCGGCACCTCCGGGACAATCAGGAGGACTCGCTAGATGAGCCTGACCATGCGCACATACAACGAGCAGCACACGGGCCGGATCGTGCTGCAATCGACCGGAGCCCTCGCTTCGGCGGCCGGCAACGGCCTGTGCATCAGCGGCGGAACGTCGGCCGCACCGGTGAAATCGGCGACGGCCGACACGAACTTCATCGACCTGCGGTTCTCTAACACCGCGACGAGCGGTGACAACCGCGGCATTTACAACCGGCTGTACCTGTCCGGCGCGGGAGGCGGCGGCGAGAGCCTGCGCAGCTTCACGAGCGTGAACGACGTGGCGGCCGGAACGGCACACGGCGCACACATCAGCCTCGGTTTCCAGTCGAGCGGCACGGTGACGGGTCTCGGCGTCGGCATGCGCGGCACGCTGCACGTCCCGGACAACGCCACTTTCGGCGGCACGGTCGCGGCGCTCCAGGCAGAGATCTATCACGACGGCGCGGCTTCCACGCTCGCCAGCGCGACGCACTCGAATCTGCGGCTGGTGAACGACGGCAACGCCACGGGCAAGGCGACGCATACGACGTGGATGGAAGTGGTCGGGTCGAACGCCGTCAACTTCAAGACCGGCAGCATCGGCGGCACGACCAAGGGCATCCGCATTCTCGTCGACGGCACGGTGTACTACATCGCCGCCGGCACGACCTGCTCGTAGGAGGGACGTGTGGAAGTATCGGCGGAAGTGATCCGGCAGCGCATCGCGGTCTTGCGGCAGGAGGCGGAACGGCTCGCCAATCAGTGGCACGCCGTGCAAGGCAAGATCGCCGAGGACGAGGCGTGGATCGAGTGGATGGAGAAGCAGCCCGAGCCCGAGGACAAGCCTGACATTTCGCCTGATCGGTATGGGGGTATCAAGTGAACATCAAGCGTACGTCCATCGCCATCACCACGGCGGCCGACGGCTCGTTCACGGGCTACTCGGACTTTGTGACCGGCCTGATTCATCAGATCCGGCTCGTTGTCCCGGGCAGCGGCGGACTCGCATCGACCACGGACCTTGCATTCACTCTCGAAACGACCGGCGTGGCGGTGCTGACGAAGGCCGACCAGAACGGGAGCGCCACGTGGTGCCCCAGGCAGCCGACGCACGATGAGGCAGACGGAACCGAGCTGCTGCACATGCAGGGCGTGGGCACAGATCACGACGGAGCACCCATCGCCGTGCACCGCGAGCGAATCAAGCTCGTGATTGCACAGGGCGGCAACCCCGCCACCGGCACGGCCTACGTCTGGGTTGTCGGCGGGGCGGACTAATGCTCGGCCGCCTCTCGCTGGCGTGGCGCGCATGGCGCGCGTGGTCGCATGGAATCGAACGGATGAAGGAGGCCTCGATGAATCCTCCGGCGAACTGGAAGACGAAGACCGGTGCCGTGATAGGCGCGCTCGGCTGGCTCGCGACGCTGGCACTGAAGGTCGTGAACGGAGAGGCGGATCTTCTCATGACGCTGCCCGAAGCAATGGCAGTGATCGGAGCCGCCGTTACGGTCTGGGGCGGCCGAGACGCTGCACAGAAGGCTATCGACGCGATCAGCGGGAAGTAGGGGGCGCAGATGAAGGTGCGGTGTTTCGAGCCCGGCGCTCACCCGAGCGGTTGCACGTGGACGAAGGGCGCGGTGTGCCACCTACCCGACGATCTCGCGGCGGCAATGGTCGCGGCGAAGGCGGCCGAGCCCGTCGGCGACGACGTTCCGCTGACCAACTCTGTCGAGCGGGCGGCGGAGAAGAAGGCGAAGCTGGCGACGGCACCCAGGGCCGAGCGCAAGGCCGAGTCACAGGAAGCGGCGACGGAGGACAGCGGGACCGGCGGCAACGAGGCGGACGAATCCGCTCAGCCCAAGGGCATGCCAGCGCCGGTCCCGCCTCCCGCCCCTGGACGCCACCAGCACGGGAGGGGTAGGCGCTAGTGGACTATCCGGTGCTGTTCCCGTGCGGGCCCGTGGCCTCGATCACGTCGGTGGCGTACATCGACGAGAGCGGCACCGCGCAGTCGCTTGTGGAGAATACGGACTACACGCTGGACAAGGCACACGAGCCAGCGCGGATCTATCCGGTCTATGGCACGGACTGGCCGGACCTGCGAAACCAGCGCAACGCCGTGACCATCACGTACGTGGCGGGCTACGGGCTTACGGGCTCCACTGTGCCAGCCCCGCTCGTCGACGCTATGTACCTGCTGATCGGCGACGCCTACGAGTTCAAGCAGACCGCGGTTCTCGCGGGTGGCGCGCTGATGAAGGTGGTATCGCCGGTGGCCTTCGAGGCGCTCTGTGCGCCGTACAGGATCATCGACGAGGACGACGACGCAATCGCCAGCGACACGGTGAGCGCCGAGCCGTCAGCGGAGCCGATCCTGCTCGCCGACGCGCGAAGCTACCTCGGGATCCCGAGCGGGTTCACGGACCGCGACGCTGAGATCACGCGAATCATCAAGGCCGCGCGAATCACTGTCGAGAACGCAACGGGCCGGGCGCTCATAACGCAGACGCGCGTGCTCAAGCTCGACGAGTGGCCGCAGTCAGATCCGGAGCTGTGAATGTCCCTGCCACCGACGACAGGCGGACTGCGCGAGACGGTGACGATCCAGACGCCGACGCGATCCGAGGATTCGGGCTCCGGCGGCGCAACCGAGACGTGGGCGACGCACGCGACGGTGTATATGCAGATCCGCCCGCGACCAGGCTCGCGGTCTGGGATCGAGGCGAAGTCGCCAGGTGACGCGATCTACGGCAGATCAGAGGCCGACGGGTGGATGCGCTACCTGTCGACAATCACGTCGAAGATGCGAGTTGTCGACTCTGCCGGCAGAACGTGGCGAATCGACGGGATGGAAGACTACAGGATGCTGCGCCAGTGGCTCCGTCTTGATCTTGTGGCGGTGGAGTAATGAGCGAGCTGATCGTACTTGGCGCGGAGTTCGCAGAGCTGGAGCCGTTCCTGCGCTCGCTACGGGCCGTAAAGTACGAGATATCGAAGCGCGCAGTGGCGCGTGCGCTCAAGCAGGGCGCGATCCAGTACGAGCAGCGCATGGTTCCGCTGGCCCCGGTCGGGCACACGTCGTACGGGTACATGCGCAGGTCCGGCGGCATCAAGTACGTGAGGCCCTACAAGTACAAGTACCGCGGCCGTTCGTCGAAGGCGATCGGGACCACCAAGAAGGCGATAAAGACGACCAGCCACCAGGACTTCGAAGGCCCGGCAATGCTGGTCCGTGTGACTCGCGGCCGCCGCGCGACGCACGATGCGTTCTACGCGATGTTCGTCCACCAGGGCACACGGCGGATCACGCGCCCAAACAAGTGGGCAACCAGGGCGTCAGACAGCGCGAGGCCGCATGCGGTCGAGGCGATCATCTCCAAGATGAAGCTCGAGTGTCGCAAGCTCGGGTTCAAGGACGGTGAGGCATGAGCGACCTGCACGTTGCGATCAAGGCACGCCTGCGGGCGCACACGGGGCTGTCGGCCCTGGTCAGCACGCGCAGCCATGCAATCGACGCGCCACAGGGCGAGACGCTGCCATACGTGGTCTTCGAGCAGGTCGACGGCTCGCCCCTGGAAACCATGTCGGGAACCGATCCCCTCAACGTCGCGGCGATCTCTGTGGCGGCAGTCGGCGCGACAAGCGCCAGCGCGCTGGCGGTGGCAGACCAGGTGAACGCGGCGCTTGAAGGGTACGCGGGGACGAGCGGCGGAATCGTTGTGCAACGCATATGGCGCACCGGTCGCCGCGACAACGGACTTGACGCCGAGACGCGCACGTTCGAAGTCGAGCTTGAGTATCGAGTCTGGTACGAGGAGGCGTAGTACGTGGAAGACCGCAGCGCAGAACTAATGTCGCTTCTCGCGCAGGCGCGCGAAACGCGGGCGTATGCGTTTGAACTCACCGCAACGGCCGACAGGCTCGAGGCGCAGGCACAGGCGCTCCTCGCTGCTGCCGAGGTCGAGGATCAAGCGCCGGAGCCCGTCGGAGAAGTGACGGACCCGCCCGCGTGCAAGCACGTGCCGGTGACGGCCAAGTCGATGAGCGGCGAAGAGGTCTACTGCCGGTCGTGCGGGCTGCCCAAGGAGGAGTGGTAGATGGCGAAGCGTGTAGCAACCAACTCCAAGCTGTGGGTCGCGGAGTACGCCTTCAGCGCGCAGCTACAGAGCATCGAGCCGTCGATGACCGCGCCGAGCAAGCCGGATACCTGCTTCGGCGCGACGGGCTACGAGACCGAGCTGCCCGGCATTCCATCAGGCGAGCTTGGTATCTCCGGGCTCCTTGAGTTCGACACGAACGTCGACCCCGAGGATGCGATCGAAGCCGGATTGCTCGGCGTGCGCGACAAGGTCGTGACGCTAGGCTTGTACGGCGGGACCGCCGGGGACATGGCGTACCTGATGAGGGCGCACCAACTCGCCTACAAGAGCGGTGTGGTAGTCGGTGAGGTCGTGCCGTTCTCGGCGCAGTTCAAGGTGCAGGAGAAGTGGATCCTTGGCCGCGTCCTCGGCGAACACACGATCACGACAGCAGGGACCACGTACGGGACGCCGGTGCAGTGGGGCGCAGTAGGCGCAAGCATCACGTACTACGGGCACCTGCACGTGATCTATCACGACTGCACAAGTGTCGTGGTGAAGATCCAGAGCGCGAGCGACGAGGCTTTCACGCTCCCGGCGGATCGCATCACGTTCGACACGGCGACGGGCGAGACGAGCGAGAGGGACAGCGCCACTGGCGCGGTTACTGATACATGGTGGCGCACGGCGGTTACGGTCTCGGGCGGCAATGGTGACGCGACGGTTGCGGTCGCGGTCGGAAAGTAGGAGGGCTGCGAAGTGGCGAAGAAGGTCGCGACCAATGGA